TATGAGACTGTGACACCTCATGACCACCCGCACGCCCGCCAGCATACGCATTCAAAAAGCGTGTTATTTGTTTGCTGGTTGTAGGCGAATATTTACGCTCAGTATAGAACCATTCATGACACTTGGCGTTGTCATTGTCATCTTTAAACGCTACAGGCGTAGCATAAGACATAAGAACGGTTATGCCGTTATTTTCTAATAAGCGTAAATTAGATTTACTTGTACGCTTTCCCTCATGTGTAATATACATTGATTTCATTGTATTTCCTCGCATTGTTATTGTTTCGTTGGTTACTCTTCAGGCACGGCTACCAATACCGTACGACAATAATTATCTGAGCCTCTAGAATATGCTGTATCAATCGTAAGTTACTATTAATTAATTTAGTGGTTATGCCGTCGCTGTATTTACTTTCTAGAACCTTTACAGCGTGAAATCCATGTTAATAACTACTGTTTCACTAATACCAAATTAAAACCCTTAGAGCCTCATCTAGAGTGGCTAAGCCTACGACCATTTGCTTTGTAGCCAGTAACCGTTGTTACTGTGGTCTTCTTATATCGCCTTGACCTAATGTCTCATGATGTTATCTACCCGACATGCTTACAAAGATATATCAATGAATACACCATGTCAATAAAAGAATGACATAATAGTTAAATTAATTTACATATGGCTTATTCATTGACTATTAAGAATAAAAATAGACCATAGCTCAAAGACAAACAAAAATAAAAATGCCAGCCGTGTATCCCTTTAGGCTTCCCTTTATGTATGACCACAAGCGAGCCATGTGTCCGTGTGCGTGTAATAATATAGTATCTCAGGCGTGCACGCATGGGGGAAACCACGCCCTCTCTATATCGATATACTCACTCATATTTTTTTACCAAATATTAGCTAAAACAACAGCTGTTAATATGTTAATTAGAATAAACTCACCTATGGATATCTCAGGTTTCAACCAGTAGGTTCTAATATAGTGACTATTAAGGAGAGATACTCCAGTAATAACTATGAGTAGTACTTCTATTAGTATCATAATTAATAAGTAATAAGGAAGGATACTTTAGTAGTAACTATGAGTAGTACTTCTATTAGTATCTTAATTAATAAGTAATAAGGAAGGATACTTTGTCTATATATAGCTAGGGGTGCACAGGGGTTTTATCTTATATGGGTACTTTAAGTTTTTGTCCACCCTTTGTCTAGATATTTACAGACAAGGTTTCCTACAAGTAGGACAAGCCCCCAGAGCCGCCAAAGGAAAAATGAAGAAAAACCTTTGACGACCTTGTCCCTATATCCACGAATCTCCTTCCATAGGTCTACCTAGAGCAGTCTCCATGAATTTATCTAAATCTTCTTGTAACATTTCTTCTTTATGTTGATTGTATGAGAGAGTTTGGTCTCTATCCATTACTTCTACCCAGTAGTTAGCTGCAATAGCTAAGGCGTCTATTTGGTCATCATGCCTTAGTGCACCTTTATCCCTTGTTATCCTAGTCATTTGTCTAAACAACTGGTGGTCAGGTTCTAACTGAAAGTCATCTTTGATAAGCTTATCATCAATAACTAACCTATGGGTATTCATAATAGGCTCTAGAGTGTCTATTATACGCTTCTCTTTCTGTATACTGTGACGTACCTCTTCTACATTACAAGGGTGAATATCAGCCAATACGGGCTTTAGAAGCTGTGTTGCCATCCCATCACCAAAGTTACTCTCAATGACGATATCATTGACGTTATGTTTCTTGGCAATATTGGATAGCTTCTTAAGTGTGTCATCAGAGTATCCACCCTCTAGACCACCAATGGCAGTCAGATAGAGAACACCATGTAACATCTTAAGTACACAATAGGCTGTTTTATCTGCCCCACGACCAGCAGGGTCAATAGACATCACTGAGCCTTCAAACTCTGCAAATTCATCGGACATATATAGGTAAGAAGTCCAATAGTCACCCTTAAGTCCTACATTAGGTAACTCAGAGTCAACAGCTTTGATTTGGTCTATACCTGAAGCCCATTGTATTTTGGCTGGAGCTTCTGTCCATGTGCTGCAACCTGAGGCTATAATAAGGTCATTAAGCTTCAATGGGTATTTATTAGCATCAGATAGACTAGTATCCAACATAAACTGTAAATTAAAGCCTGACCTACCATATGAGCTTAAACGCTCCATTAAGTCGATTTCATTAAATCTGGTAGGGTCAGTAGGGTCTCCCTCTTTACTGTCCATATCAGCGATTACAGGGGCTAATTTATGCCCATATCCAGTCCTTTGTGCTTGGTTAGGAATCAATGCTGACCATATACGTGTTTTGAAACCTCTTTCTTCTAAATCATTGTATAAGGACATCTCTGTTTGTGGTGTCCCAAGAAAGATAATACGACCTATTTTAGGCTTTATAATAGCGTCAAACTCTTTTACGGTCTCACCTAAGCGGTCACGCATGAGTTGAGTCTGTGAGTTATTGGCAGATTCTACGTCATCAGCAATAATAATATCAGCTCGTGAGCCTGTTAGCTGTCCCGTAATCCCCATAGACTTCACTGAGGGGGCGTGTGAAGCCTGTGCTGGGGCAACATCAAAAGATACCTTAGAATGTCTTTGACTATCCTTAGGTTGTAGATGTTGTAATAACGGCATTTCTGCAATTAGTCTTTGTGTAAATGTACTAAAGTCATCAGCCCTCGTTTTACTAGCTGATACTACCAATATGTTACGCTGAGGGTTCAGCAGTAATTGGTGACATACAAACGCAGAAGTAATCCAAGACTTTCCTACGCCCCTGAAAGCTTCTATTACTATACGTTTCTCTTTGGATTGTAGATAGTCTGCTATATCGTATTGTATAGGTGTTGGCTCAGGTAGATTGAGGTGTTTCCAAGCTAGATACAAGAAGTTCTTAAAGTTCTCTATCTTATTCATCTGTGTCAAATGGTAAGTCTTCTAGTATGTTGTGAGCCTTCTCTACGATATCAGGACTTGAGTAAGTCTTACAGATATCTAAGCATACCTTCATCTCACTTGCAGTGATTTCCTCACCTGATTTTAGTTTCCTATAAGCATGAGCCACAAGTAATACAGGTAATTCTTCTACTATCTTTTCTATTTGTTCATTTTGTTCTGTCATTTTATCTCCTTACGGCAGCTGAACCGAAGTAAAACCCCGATACTGCTGCTAAAAAGTGTGTGTCAGCGTTAGTTATGACTATACCTGAGAGACCTGTAAACGTTGTAACCTCTTGTGTATAGCCAAATATCCACCATCCTTCTTTAACTTGCTCTAAATACATTAGATGTACAGCAATAGAAGGGTCTATAAAGACAGCTAGCTTTGGTAAACATATAATAAAGAATACTGCTAACAATGCCATCCAACGACGGGTTACACTTTGGAAGTGTCCACCGTGACTACGTGCATCCTGTATAGCTGCTCTATCAACCTCAGCACGTTGTATTAAAAACTTTTGTTGGTCTGCCTTATCTTTCTGACCAGCTGACCACAGGCTTAATACACCTGTAAGTAGACCACTGCCTAACATTGTAATTACTTCAAATGGAATCATATTTTATATCCTTAAACTTGCCATTAAGAGACTCAAAAGTGGCTGACATGTCTCTAGGTAATAAATCAATTCCCATTGCCCACATCTCTAAAACAGCTAACATAACGTCAAAATTATCTTTATTATATGTACTTCCAAATATAGAATTTATTCTACGTTCAAAAGAAACTATTACGTCGTATCTAAACTTCTCAAACAAATGTATAACGTAATCTACATCTTGAGGGCTAATGCCCCTTGAATCCCAGTCTAGTTTTATGTCTCTGATGTACTCTATATGCATATAGTTCATTTCATCTAGTAAAAGTTTCTTTAGCTCATCTCTATTTAGATTATCTATATCTTTTCTTTTTAAAATTGCTAACATTCTACCAGAACACGTAAGAGACTTGTGTTTAGTAAAGTCATAACACATCCTAGTCTTTACCTTGTCATACTGTCCGTGAGTATAAAATTTTAGATTAGCTACCTCGTTTCTAACCCTGTCAAGAGTAGGAAATATATCGTGATTCTCTAACTCTATTATTAATCTATTCTTCTTTTTCTTTTTAAAAAAAGCTTGAATAAAGTCAGGGAGTATTATTTTTAGAATTTTCCATAGAAAACCCGCATTATCTAACATTGTCTTTATCTCACTCCTGATTTACAAAATTAAAAACCGACCGTGTAGCTTAAATAAGCTGTCTTAGCATTTGTTTTAACACTAGGTAATTCTTGATACTGAAACTGTGCCGCAAAGGTTTGAGTTGGTGTAATATAATAAGTAGAACCTAATGTGACTACTGGTCTAGTTTTATTAACAGCGTTGTTTAATTCAATAGGTTCAATTCCTTCTATAGTTGAAGAATGAGCTTGAAGTACACCACCATACAGACTTATATCATGTTCAATACCATAAGCTCCATTAAGTGTAATTGTATTGTTAAGCTTGTATTCAGCTTTCATACCCATACCTATGGTAGTCGATTTATGCTCTATAGCATTATAGGTCAATGGGTTTACAACACCTGTCTCGGTATAACCGTCTTGTTTGACAATAGAACGACGAACAGCAAAGTAGGGACGGTAAGAAGTTTTACTTCCATCACTGAATTGATATGAAACTTCAGCAACATAATTTTGTGCCTCAATCTTAGTTTCACCACGTCCTTCCTCAGACTCACCTTCTCCACTTCTAGTAATAGTTACATCGTTTACTTGATAAGCGTTGGCTAATCTAAATTGAAAACCAAGATGATTAGCAAGCTGATTCCATACTAAGTTAGTTCCAACCATAGGTAGTTTAGTACGTACACTTATCCCTTCAGGGTCTTTTCTTGAGGTCTGTTGGTCGAGAAAGATTGAAAATCTAAAGTTATCATTAAGTCTATAACCAGTAGCAAACACTGCACCTGAGTTTGATAAGTCAGAGTTATTCTGTATATTTACAACTGTGTGATGAAAACCTATAGAGTAACATTTTCCTTCTGTATCAAATAAATTACAATCATAAGTATTAAGTTTGGTAAAGCTGCCTATAGCTTTGTCTGCCATATGTGAAAATTCTGTAGAAATATCATCCCTAATTTCTTCAATACTGTCTGTAGTATCTTCTGTTAGACAGCTTGTACACTCCCCAACAACCAAGTCCCATAAGTTTGCAGATGTATTCTCTAAAGTCCAAGCCCAAGTTCTACCATCATAAGTGTAATTACCTGAATATTCTGAAGTAATGTTTGATTCTTCTAAACCATTAATGACACTAGCATATGTGGTGTTACTTTCTAAAACAGAACCATTATATATACCAAAAGAAGTTGTCCCACTAATGTTACTAAAAATTATTTTTCCATAGTCTGTAGTACTATTAATGACAGCATTATAATTGGTTGGTATTTTTCCATAATAAGTAAGTCCGCTTTGGCGATTATTAAGAGTATCAAGAGTAGAATCAGACCCTACTAAAATATCATATGAGATATTTCCTGCTGTAGTAATAACCCCAAGATTAGTTATGGTACTTCCAGTGCTATTCCTAAGCTGAATACTACGTGGTCTTATTGAATAAGTTCCACCTAAGCTGTTTAAATTACCGTTTAGTGTAATATTAGCATTGTTAGAGCTATACAGGTAAATAGAAGGAGTATCAGGTGCATTGGTGGTAATGTTACCATTTAACGTAAAAGTAAAATTGTCCTCAGAAACAGGGAAGACACCGTAACTAAGTGATTTTGCTGAATTAAAATCCCCATTTAATGTGACAGTGTTATAGACACCCCCAGTCGCTAATATACCGTAACTAGTGAGTCCCTCAATATTAATATTACCATTTATTGTAACAGTGTTAGAATCACTACTATTAAAATTAATACCATGTTGATAGCTAGATGATGTTGCTCTTATATTACCAATATAATTAAGGGTATTAGAATTAGCATTATTGATGACTATAGCCGTAAAGCCTGAATAATTATCAATATCACCTGTTAAATTATAATTATGATTATCACCCTCAATAATACAACCTGCTATTGATACAGTACTCGTATTAACACCACATGCATCTCGTATAGAATTTGGGTTTATAGATTGTGAAGACACTTCAGAAGTAATAAAAAGTGTTAAACCAAGTACTGCGGTTACTTTCATTAACTTAATGCTGCCTTCTAATCCCATTAATTATTCTCCTGCTGGTTTGGTTGGAAAGGTTACAGATGTTGGAAAAGTTTCTTGTTGTGGTACATTTCTTAATGATTGTCTGTATGTAGCCCATGCATCTTTTGTTGTTTGTGGAATATCTGATGCTTGTGTCCAATCAGATTTATTTAACAACCAATTTCTTTGTTCTCTTATATCTACTGCTTTTTGTTCATCTGTTCTTAAATCTTCAAAAACAAAGTTTCCATCTACATATTTGTTAGCATTGATATCTATAGCTTGTTGCCATACTTCTTTTGTTACTGTTACTTTTGGCTCATCAACAGAATCAGTATCTAAATACCAACCTAATAAAACTCCACTTAAATCTAGCTTTGCAATCATTATGTTTTTCTCCCAAAAACTAAAGCCCAACCCAAAATTAAAGCACCTTGTGACCCTAAACTAATTTGAGTTGTTGATAATGACCTTACATTAATATATGCAGTTGTAGTTGTATCTGCTCCTGTATAAGCCCCATAAACCTCAGTAAATGCTAAAGGAAAAGTAATGGTTTGTTGTAAGGTAGATGTTTTTCTTACCCAATTAATAAGTAAATTATTACTAAATCTTATATATCCGTTTGTATTGTCAGATGCACCAAGGCTAGATGCTATAACGTCTCCACTAATTCCTGTAAGTGCAGAACCATCTATAGCAGGTAAAGCCGAACCATCTGTTAATATATTTCCTGTTTCAGCAGGTAAAGTAAGAGTATTAGTTCCTGCTACAGCAGGTGCTGAGATTGTTATTTCACCACTCGTATCACCAGTTAATTTTATACTTGCCATTAGTCTGCTTCCTGTATTGTGTTACCTTGTGCTACCCATTCTAAATATTCTTGGTAGTCAGCATTATCTTCAACCATAGGTATACTCATAACAAAGTTACCATCTACTTTTTTAGTAATAGATGCCCAATTTCCCTCTGCATCATTTGCTTTTTGATATGTTATTTCCATTATAGTTCTGCCGATAAAGTTAATTTTCCATTAGTCACATCAACACATCTTAAATTGCAGTATCTACCTACTTGTGAAGCAGCTTGACTAGTTGTGTTTGTGGTAATAGTTGATGCTGTTGGTCCTGAATTATCTGTAGCTAATGTTATAGCTGTAGGTGCAGATGTAAACCCACTTGGCACAACTACTTGAAAATCATTAAGGGCAGAAACTGAAACAGATGGAGTTGTTCTCATTTCTGTTTTATGTTCAATAAGCATTGTTTGTATTGTAGTAGTATTACAACCCCCTGAACAAAATGTTTCTTTATTATTATTTCCACCAAAACATTGTGTGTACCTCATACATCTCATCAAGCTTGTACCTCTATCTTCAAACTGAAATGGTGGTATGCTGTCAGCATCAAATGTTCCTACTTCTAGTTGAACACCTGTTATATACCAATCATTATCTGTGCTGTCTAAAAGAGTAACTGCATGACCATTAGCAGTCATACCATCTGCATATGCACCCCATGTTGTTTGTGTTGTGCCTGTGTAATCTGAACCTGCATCAAAATACCAATAAAAATGAAGTCCTATACCATTGTCATTATCTATAACACCTGTTGTATCAGCAGGTATATTAATTATTTTTTTCTCCCAAGTATCAGCAGAATTAATAGTGTATGTTTTTGTTAGACTTCTGTTGTCATCACTTTGCCTTATACTAATAGCATAATCTCCTGTCTTGTTTGATTTTACCCAAAATGATAATGTTGATGTTTCAGCACTTGATGTTCCATATTTTAAAACTTTCATGTCTTGTGCTTCAGTTCTGTGTTCAAACCTAAAAAATTCACTTGATAGCAAAGTATCTGATGTTGTTACATCGAATTTTAATGAATTTACAAAACCCTGACCTGTTGGTACATCTGTACTTTGTGATATTGTAAATTCTCCTGTTGGGTCTCCTTGTTC